TAGAAAAATATTTGATAATATAAAAAAACTATGTTATAATAATTTAACTTAGGTTAGCATAATGACTAAAAATACAATAATTGGATTTGTAGGTTTCATAGGTAGCGGAAAAGATACAGCCGCAGATTACTTGGTCAATACACACGAATTTAGGCGTGATAGTTTTGCCAACACCCTCAAAGATACTGCGGCAGCAGTATTTGGTTGGGATAGAATTCTCCTAGAAGGGCGTACAAAAGAAGCTCGTGAGTGGCGCGAAAAAGTTGATCCATGGTGGGCCGAAAGGTTAAACATGCCTAATCTTACGCCCCGCTGGATCTTACAATATTGGGGTACTGAAGTATGCAGACACGGATTCCATGATGATATATGGATCGCTAGTGTAGAAAATAAACTACGTAATACTACTGATAATATTGTTATTAGTGATGTAAGATTTCCTAACGAAATTAAATCAATTAAAGACGCCGGCGGACTAATCGTATATATAGAACGCGGAGTTAAACCTCACTGGTATGATATTGCAATTCAAGCAAATCGCGGAGGTGAATCAGCGATTGGTTGGCTTAAAGAAAATAACATACATGCAAGCGAAACCGCATGGGTGGGCGGTCATGTTGATTTTGTTGTATATAACAACTCAACTATAGATAAGTTATGCGAGCAAATTAACAATGTATTATCACCTAAGTCAGAGTTGCCGCTTTCTACAAGAGTTGCACTTGATCTGATTTAAAAATCTGGAGTTAGATCTCCTTGTTTCCATGGTAGTTTTAATCTATGTAGAATGCACTGGCAATTAGTACATACTGTTTTTAAATTTGTATATCTACAGTTAACCGGATTCCCGTCAACATAGAATACACTAAACTGTTCTAGGTATTTGGAAGTAAACCCACATTTATCACATGTGGTTTTCTTTTTGTAACCTGCTTTGTGCCACAATGGGATCCCATCCTTGCGTTGGCCAGCACAGTGGTCACATTTTGACCTATAGAAGGTCTTTCCTTCTTTATAGTAATTTATAGCAACTGGTCTTTGTTTACATATTTTACATAAATTTCTCATACCGCGCCCTTTTTATCCCCTTTTTTCTATTTATCAACCGGCTATTTTTCATCAAGTCTGCTAAATATGTTGAGTAATCCATATAGGAGACAGTAGAATGGCAACATTGCAATCACCAGGCGTACAAGTAAACGTAATTGACGAGAGTTTTTATACTCCATCTGCACCAGGTACGGTGCCGTTATTATTTGTTATGTCCGCACAAGACAAAATTAATCCTAGCGGCACCGTCGCATTAGGTACCGCCGCAGCCAATGCAGGCAAAGTTTGGTTAATTACCAGCCAACGTGATCTAACAGATACATTTGGTACACCGGTATTTTATACTGATAACAGTAGTAACCCATCGCACGGTAATGAATTAAACGAATATGGGCTCCAAGCAGCATATAGTTCATTGGGTGTAAGTTCACGTGCATACATAGTACGTGCAGATTTAGATCTAGCAAAAATGCTCCCTACAAGCAATGAACCTGAAGGTTCGCCAGTAGGTGGTACTTATTGGGTAGATACTGCATCTAGTGTCTATGGTATTCAAGAATGGAATTCTAGTACAACTAGTTTTAGTACTAAAACTCCTATTGTATTAAACGACACGTCTCCTGCAAACCAGTTTAATGTAGCTGCACCTGCTGCATCGGTTGGTATACAAGGCGATTACTGCATAGTTATTACCAATACCAATAATAATCAATTATACTACAAACAATCAGCAACTGTATGGTCTATAGTACAAGATAACTTTGGCGCAAATAGCGACAAACTAGTTACCATAAGTCCACATTACACTTATCCTTCATATACAAGTTCTACTCCTAGTGGTAGTATTTGGATTACTACAACTACTCCTGCTAATGGAGCAAATTGGAAGGTAAAATTATATAATAGCGGGAGTCAGTCCTGGGTTAGCGTAGCTGCACCTATATATAACAGTGTTAAAACTGCTACATACACACTTGATAAAACTGGAGGGAAATTTATCCTACCAGGAACATTGTTTATCGAGTCAAATCCTTCGCACAATACACTTGATACAGCTAGTTTTAAAGTGTGGAGAAAGGCATCAGCTGGCGCAACTACTGTTAAAGGCTTACCGACTTCAACTCTTGCTAGCTCTGGCACTAATTATGTGTTCAACATTAGAGAAAGTAATTTAACAGACACATGGGCAACCGTGAGAACTGTTACAATCACTACTGCGACCAATGGATCAAAATTAGGTTCGTTAGTTCCGGGTGCTTTAGCTGCACAGGGCCTAACATACGTTAGCGCAACATGGGACGATACAACTAATATTTTAACCATGACACACTCCGTGGGCGGTCAATTTGAAATATTTGACGGTAGTTTAACACCATTGGCTACTTTAGGATTTTCAGCATACAATGTAGTATTGAATACCGGTACTCCGAATTTATATACTGCACCAAGCAACGACTTTTATACTGGGTCAACTCCATTTACATTTATTGCAACAAATTGGAAACCATTAGCGTATGAAGCTACCGGTACGGAACCAACTACTACTCCAGAAGATGGTACATTATGGTATAGCAGTGTAGTAGATGAAGTTGATATTTTATATCATAACGGCACTACATGGGTAGGCTACAATAATGTATTCGTCACAACAGATCCAGCTGGTCCTATTATTAGCGCAACAATGCCTGATGATACAACTGGTCAAAGTACTGGTAGCCCACTAGTAACAGGTGATATTTGGGTTGACACAAGTGATGTAGATATGTATGGTAGAAATGTATATGTATTCAATACTACACTACCTGCTGGTAAACGTTGGGTTAAACAAGACGTTGCGGATCAATCAACTCCAAATGGTTGGTTATTTGCTGACGCTCGTGCCGGAGTAAGCGGTGGTACCGCTACAACTCCACCTGCAGGATCAATCAAAGACTTATTGTCAAGTAACTTCTTAGATCCAGATGCACCAGATCCTGCACTATATCCAAAAGGCATGCGTCTATGGAATACTCGTCGCAGCGGATTTAATATTAAAAAATATTCACAAGGATATATCGATCTTAATGAACAAAATCCAAGACAAAGTAATGTATTGATGTCGTCATATTGGCCGGATCGTTGGAACACACAGTATCCGGTAGCAGAAGATGGCGGCCCGCAGTTTGGAAGATTAGCACAGAGGGCACAAGTAGTCAATGCATTAAAAGAACTAATTGACACTAACAGTGCGATTCGTGATACAGATACGTTGGGCTTCAATTTAATTGCAACTCCAGGATATCCTGAAGCAATTCAAAATATGATCGCTTTTAATACTGACCGCGGAATTACAGCATTTGTATTAGGTGACACACCATTTAGATTAATGCCAACAGGAACAGCATTAAGAGAATGGGGATTGAATACTAATATGGCATTAGACAACGATGATGTTGGCGCAGTTTCATATGATGAATACATGGCCATGTACTATCCTAGTGGATACACTACTGATAATACAGGTAATAAGATTGTTGTACCACCGAGTCATATGATGTTGCGTACTATTATTAATAGTGATGCAAAAAGTTATCCGTGGTTTGCGCCAGCAGGCACCCGAAGAGGCGGAGTAGATAATGCTACTTCAGTTGGCTATATTACAGACGAAGGCGAATTTAAAGCTGTTGCATTACACAATGCACTACGTGATGTATTGCAAGATCCAGCGGTTGCGATTAATCCAATTGCAACATTAACTGGGGTAGGAATTGTAGCTTACGGACAACGCACCCGTGCTAAAAATGCAAGTTCATTAGATAGAATTAATGTTGCAAGATTAGTTTGCTACCTACGTAAGCAACTAGACGTCCTTGCAAGACCATATTTGTTTGAACCAAATGATGTACAAACACGTAGAGAAATTAAAGCAGCAGCAGAAAGTTTAATGCTTGAGTTAGTAGGACAACGCGGCTTGTATGATTTCGTAGTTGTTTGTGATGAAACTAATAACACTCCTGCAAGAATTGATCGAAACGAGCTATATCTTGATATTGCTATTGAACCGGTCAAGGCTGTTGAATTTATATATATTCCACTAAGATTGAAAAATACTGGTGAAATTGCAGCAGGCGCATAATAGGTAAATAATAAAGAATAAGGAGCATTTATATGCCAATCGCAAGTTTAAGTAGATTTACAGTACCAATCTCAGGAAGTCAAGCAGCAGGCTCGCAAGGCCTGTTGATGCCGAAATTAAAGTTTCGTTTTAGAGTTACTTTAGATAGTTTTGGAGTAGCAGGTACACCGTCTACAGAATTAACAAAACAAGTCATGAATGTTAGCCGCCCTGACATTTCATTTGAAGAGATTAAACTTCCTGTATACAACAGCACAGTTAAAATTCTAGGTAAGCATAGTTTTGCAGATGCTAAGTTAACAGTGCGCGATGATGCTAGTGGTATAGTAAGTAAAAAAATTGGCGAGCAAATGCAGAAACAATTTGACTTCTTTGAGCAAAGTGGTGCAGCATCCGGTATTGATTATAAATTTAGAATGAGAGTTGAAATATTAGACGGTGGCAATGGAGCATTTGAGCCAGTTACACTTGAAAGTTTTGAATTCTTAGGATGCTATATCAAGCAAGCAACATATCAAGGTGGCGATTATGCTGATGCAACTAATCCTATGGATATTGCATTGACTATCACGTATGATAACGCAATTCAATTAGAAGGCCCTGGAGGCGCAGCAAGCGGAATTGGCTTAGACGTAGGTAGAGTTGTACGCCCATTCGGCGCTCAAGGTTTAACTACAGGTTAATAGTTAATTAACTTATAAAAAGCT